GCCTGTTGATAGACGAATTATCTTTATCTTTTTCATATTCACTCCTTAATCATAATATAACACAACTAATCTAATTAGTCAATGCTGTATTTGGTTGTTACTATATATCTTCTTGCTGGGTTTACCATAACATTTGCTCGTTTCATAAACCCTCTATTCATTAAGATAAGAGACCTTTCATCTCTATCATCTAAAGTAAATTTAACATCTTTGTAAATTGACCCTAAGAATTCTACATCTAATTGAATTACATATCTTTCTTCATTATAATCACGCATACCACCAACACCTACTTTAATCTTTTCTAGTATGTCTGAGGTAATTGTTTTATCCATTAAAGACCATGTAATCTTTTTACCATTTACTTTCATCTTATCGGCATGAATAACGGCGAATGCTGAGTTACCCGTATCCCATTTTGCCTCAATCTCACCAAATGGTTTAATACTGACCACTTCTCTATGACCAATTTCTGTTGGTACTTTAAATCTATTTTTAGGGTCTTCAAAATGTTGAATGACCTGTTTAATTAAATTTTCTCCAGTAGCTTGCTCAATACCTTCCGTACCTGGCGAGCTGTTGACTTCAATAACATATGGTGGTATTTTTTCTCTATTCTTACTAGGAATAAAATCAACGGCAACATAACTACCGTTAACAGCCTTAGCCGCAAGTATGCACTGTTCAATCTCATACTCCGTAAGTTTGAACATCTTAACTTTTCCACCTTGTGAGAAATTTGACCTAAAATCACCTTTAATTACCTCTCGCTTCATAGACGCTAATACTTTACCGCCTAATACTAAAACTCGGATATCTCCGTCCATTTCAATGTATTCTTGGATTAAAAGTTCTGCGTCATCATCTGTTTTATATTGTAACTGTACAATACTATCTAATGACCTTTCACTTTCAATAAACAATACACCAACACCTTTACTACCTCGTAAAGTTTTCATAATGATAGGATAATCTCTATCTAAATTTTCAACTGCTTTTTCCACACCGTCTTTATTTGGTATTAATACGGTATGTGGTTGTGTTAAACCATAATCAGCCAATCTTAAATATGTTCTATACTTGTCTGCACAAATGTTAACACAACTTCTACTGTTAACACAGGCAACACCAGCTTTTTCTAATTGAGATAATAGGTCTAACCAAGCATCTTTTCGTGTAATAGAACCACGGACAATTGCAATGGTATTTTCATCATTGATTTCAAAACCTTTTTCATCATCAATATTATGAATAGTTTTGATACCTTTTTCGTTTTTGATATAGGCACCATCAATCATTACCACATATACTTTGTGGCCTAATTTAGGTCCTTCTTCTTTAATTCTTTTAGCTGTGTGAAATAACTCAGTATTTTCTGGTTCATCTGATAGAACCAATATTTTTAGTTTATCACTATCTTTTGCTTCAGAAATAAATTCTCTAAACTTTGGTACCTGCATCTCCGCCATCTGTTCCTTCAATCTTCTTGCCTATGTTATATTTAGCAGTTAAATTCCAATCATTCTTTTCTTTAAATGGTAATACTTTAATTTGACTTAATGGCGCTTTGTTTTCTACTCTTGTAGTATCAACAATGTCAATCAAATTCCAATCTTGTAATAACAATGCAATTGTATTTCTTCTTTGAATATCATTTTCCACCAAAGTAGATTTCTTACCATCTAAGGCAAACAATTCTTTAAAGTGTGTGATAAAATACTTACCTTGTTTATGTAAAATATGGCAAGATTGATATAGTGTCTTATCTTTACGACTAGCGACACCAATTCTAGTCAATGTTTCTCTAATTTTTAAAAAGTCGTCAGGCTGTTTGATTGTTACCTCTAACATATCACCTTGCGACCAGCTAATAATTTCTTCACTCATTTTTTTCTCCCACCTTTGTATAGGCTATTTCTTATAGTTTCAATCTGGTCTTTGGTAAGTAGTGTGAGAGCTTCTTTTGCTTTTGCATTGCTAAAACCATAATACTCTTTCACAATATCCATATCTTTTAACTTGGCCTGTGATAACCATTTACCACCAAATCGCTTTTTCTTACGGATACTATTTATAAGATAATGAAATTGCATAGGTTTAGGGAGAAAATGTAAACCATTCATTTCATTAGCGTGCATTATAGTATCGTAAAACATAGATAGACAACGATTAATTACGAATGGTGGATATTTCTTTTCCCATTCTGTATCATCACTATCTAATAGGGGTTTTTTAGTTTCGTTAATCGCTTGTAAATAATCTTTCAATTCGTACATAATAAATCCTTAATTTGGAGCGGGTAGTGGGTATCGAACCCACGACCTCTTCGTTGGCAACGAAGCGCTCTACCACTGAGCTACACCCGCCTATACTCACACTATACCATATTTTTGTTTAGTATCTCTTATTATAGATTGAATAAGATTTTTTGCTCTTTCAGAAACATGATAAGTTTTGCCTTCAATTACAAACTTTCTAGGTCTTTCACCTGCTTTGGTGCCTGCTCTACCCATAATAGTAACAAACTGGTTTGGAAATATATCACATCTTTCTCTTATTGATGTAAGACTTTCTTCACCCCACAAAGTTTGAATTGTGCCTGTTCTTTTTACGATATTATCTAATAAGTCATTTCTTTCTAAAATTCTATCTTGTATATAGAAAGGTATTTTAGGTAGTATTTCTCTACTGTAAAAAGATTTTCTTATTTTATATCTTTCAAAATAATTAAACGCCACCTTCTCTTCATCAAAAATTTCTTTTGGATGTGTTGGAACAATGCCGATTAATTTAATAAGTCTGTTTGATGATTGGTGTTGTCTAAGTCTTTCAAGCACATCTTCAGCACAGCCTATTCTAATATCTCTTCCGTCATCTAAGAAATATTGTCCACTTGTATTGCTCATAATATACCTACTTAAAGTTACAGTTTGCCATTATCTCAGTTAAACAAGCGACCATATTGATTTCTTGGTCAGCAACAAAAGCAGCCTTGTATTGATAACCTGCAATAATTAAAACTGCTTGAGGTACAGATTTATTCTCTAATGCCTCATAAAGATTGTTGTAGATACTAGAAAACAAAGAAGATGGTTCTTTGTCAAGGTTATTGATAACCCATTTTCTCATATCATTAAATCTTTTTTCTTTAAGTATTGCGATTAGTTCTTTATTGGTTGCCTCAGAAATACTAAACAGAATACCACTATCAATCTCACCTCTTACGGAATACCTTTGAAGTTCATTAATAGTTCTACGGAAGTCTGGATAATGTTTTTGAATTAACTCAGCCAATACTTTCTTGTCAAACTTGATTTGTTCTGTAGTAAGAATATCACCAAGTCTTTTCATAAATGCATTGGCAGTTTTTACCTTTTGACCATTCTTAATCGCAAAGTCAATTACAGTACAACGACTATGCAATGCTGGAATAATTTTCATCTTGTAATTACAAGTAAAGATAAATCTACAATTCTTGTAAAATGTTTCAATGAAATTACGCAAGGCAGGTTGTACGGACTCGGCATTCATATAGTCTGCCTCATCAATAATTACAACTTTGTGATTAGCGTCTTCGGTAAGTGATACAGTAGAAGCAAAGTTTTTAATCTTGTTTCGTAATGTATCAATCTGTCGGCCTTCATCTGACCCATTAATGATAATGTAATCAGCACCTAACTCTTCACATAAGGCTCGTGCTACTGTAGTCTTACCTGTACCGGCAGTACCACATAATAGTAAATTAGGTATTTCTTTCTGATTTAAAAACTCAGAAAAAGTTTTCTTTAGGTCTTCAGTGAGAATACAATCTTCAATTGTTTTAGGACGGTATTTCTCAACCCATAAGAATTCTGACATAATATAAACTCCACTTTATTCATTATTTAGGTGATTCCATTGTAAATTCATTTACGATTTCACTGTCAACATCATAACCACCTTTGTTCATTGTCCAACAATCTTCTTCTCGGTCATAATCGTGTTGGTCAACAAATTCTTGGACTTTATCAGCTAGTTCTTTATCTTCATCACTAGCATTATGATAATCATTCCAATTAAAGTATAAACCTTTTTCAAAGGTAGGTAAATCACCAAACTCTTCTATAATATCAGAAACAGCAATTTCTCTATTGAGATAATGTGTAGTTTGATGATACTCTCTGGTTTCTACTTTCAAATAGTCGTCTTTTTTGTATTCAGTGCCG